AATTATCATTAAATGCTATCGGCTGAATGTAATCCTCCTTGATTTTAAACTCATTTACTTACTATGAACATAATTTACAAGGCCAAAAAAGATATTCCTCACAAAGAAATGTTGATAAAATCAAGGAGGATTACATTCAGCCGATAGCATTTAATGATAATTTTATGGTAACCAAAAAAGATGAAAATGATGAAATGCCTTTTTAATCCGATTCCAGGAGTAATATTCAGCACAAACAAAGGAAAGTATAAGATAGTCAATAGGTGGCTGCCTGATGATATATTAGATTTTACAAATATTGAAACGGGGGAGGGTAAATCTTGCTCTGTTGAGTATTTCAATCAGATGCAGGAGATTGGAAATATTGAGATTGTTGAATTATAACGCATTGTGTATGGCATCGTTTTAATGTGCTATACACGTTGTTAGCATTAGTACGGTGAATTAACGAATAAAATTAATTGGAATGAATAAAGATAAAAAAGTATTAGATGTTTGTTGTGGACCAAAAAGTATGTGGTTTAATAAACAAGATGAAAGAGCATTGTTTTTAGATAAAAGACAAGAGAAACACATAATAAAAAGAAAGGATGGTTATGATAGAAACATAATAGTTGAACCTGATGAGATAGGTGATTTTACTAATATAAAACAAGACAACAACTCTTTTTATCACATTGTTTTTGACCCTCCACATATACCACAAAAAACTATGACAGGTGCAATATGTAAACAATACGGACATTTAACAGGCGATTGGAAAGAAATGTTAAAACAAGGATTTAAGGAATGTTTTAGAGTGTTAAAACCTAATGGAACTTTGATTTTTAAATGGAATGAATGCAGAATACCTGTAAAAGAAATACTTGCATTAACAGAAGAAAAACCACTTTATGGTCATAAAAGTGGGAAAGCTATGCAAACTCATTGGATTTGCTTTATGAAAACGGAAGATTAGTATTAATGCTAACGCAATAGTAAACCATCGTTTTAATGTGGTTTAAATAATGTTATAAAATATTAACCAAAAATAAATGATTATCCAATTAGAAATAGAGCAGATGATTGCCGAGTTAAATAGGCATAACAGCGACAAAGCAAAGGATTATATCAATGTGCTTAATCGTACTCTCCTGGAGATGAGAGAGCAGAATGAGGCATTAAAAGATAGCATGATGCTAACATCACAATCTGAGATTGATGGATTAAACTTATTAAAAGAGAACGCTACTTTAAAACAAAGGATAGAGCAGATGAACAAACTAATAAACAGCCTAAATGAAACCGAGTAGAACAGCAAAAAATGCCTATAAATTGGCAGTAATATCAATGATTTTATCAATTATTTCGGTATTGATTAATATTATTTTAATATGAGATTTGAAACAGCTAAGGATTTAGCAAAAGAGGTTGCAGTAATGGAGAGATTTGCAAAAGGGCATCCATTTCATAAATTAGGAGAGCATGATTTGGATTTTTGCATTCCTGGAAGATGTTATGTTGAGGTTAAATGCTTAAATACCTCATCGACTGCTTATGATGTTCAGATAATATCACTAATAAAATTGGTTAAGATGCAGGAGATGGCTCGAAAACTGCCAACATTTATAATATTTGGATATACTGATAAAATTAAATACATTAATTTCATTGATATTGATGGATATATTAAGCATTCAGGTAGAGAACAAAGGGAGGGAGCAGCTAATGATAGAGAATTATTATTGTTTTTAGACAGAAAAAAATTAATAGAATTATATTAACTTTGCAACAATTCATAATTTTTTGGTTAAAGTTAGGCAAAGGGCGGAGCAGTTTAAAGCGTTCTGCCTTTTGTTTTTAATCACTATATTTGAACAAATTAATTTAACCAAATATGAAAATAGTAAATCGAAAGATTAAAGACCTAATCAGGGCGGAGTACAATCCAAGAGAATTAACGAAAGACCAATACAATCATTTAAAGGATAGTTTGTTGAGGTTTGGGGTTGTCGATCCTGTAATAGTAAACAAACATCCGGATAGAGATAATATCATCATTGGAGGCCATCAGAGGAGCAAAGTTTGGGAGGATATGGGTAATGATAAAATCCCAACAGTTGAATTATCTCTAACATTAGATAAAGAGAAAGAGTTGAATGTTAGGCTCAATAAGAATACAGGTCAATTCGATATGGATATGTTGGCTAACAACTTTGATACTGAGGATTTAATTGAGTGGGGTTTTAGTGAGGGGGAGTTGGTAGGATTTGATGAGGTAGATTTGGAGGCAGAGGAGGATGATTTTGATGTGCCGGAGGGCGGTATTGAAACAGATATCGTTCCGGGAGATTTATTTGAGATAGGAGATCATAGGTTGTTATGTGGGGATAGTACGGATTCAGACCAAGTGGCAAAGCTAATGAATGGGGAGAAAGCTGATATGGTATTTACTGACCCTCCTTATGGTAATGGTTCAAGTGGTAAATATGGTAGAGGTCAATTAGGCGTTAGAACAATATTAAACGATGAAACTTTTAAGGTAGTTGATGATTTTTTTAATTTGAGAGTTTGTGAATCTTATGTATTTTTTTTGCAATGGAGAACATTTAAAGAAGCAATACAAACTTTAGAGAATAATAGTTTAAAATTAAAAACGATTGCAGTTTGGGATAAGAAAAATGCTGGTTTAAATGGTGCAGGAGGAATGAGTGAACAATGGGAAGCAATAATTGTAGCTGGAGATATTAAATATTCAAGATTTGGAGGTAATGTATTTAATGTAAGTAGAGAGCAAAAGAAAAGAATAGATAGTCCACATCCACATCAAAAACCAATTCAATTATTAAATGATGTTTTAGAATATTTTCAAGATTACAAAAACTTGTTAGACCCTTTTAGTGGTAGCGGCTCAACAATGGTAGCATCGCATCAACTTAATAGAAAGTGCTACGGAATGGAATTAGATCCTAAATACTGCCAAGTAATAGTAGATAGGATGATGAAACTTGATGATAAATTAGTCGTAAAACTCAATGGCAAACCTTATGAAAAGGAATTAGTATCTTTGTAATATGAATAAACAAAATTCCACACTTAAAAAGGCAATGTTAGATGCATTAGAGAAATCATTAGGCATTGTAACTACTGCTGCTAAGATTGCAGGGATTGATAGAGGCTCACATTATAATTGGATGAAAGATGATGAGCAGTATAAATCAGATGTTGAGGATATTGGTAATATTGTGTTAGATTTTGCAGAAAGCCAATTACATAAACAGATTAAAGAGGGCCAACAGGCATCAACTATTTTCTATCTAAAGACTAAAGGCAAAAAGAGAGGTTATATTGAGGCTCAGGAGATAAACTTTAATGCTAAAAAGAATCTGCCGGAGTGGATGGATGAGGGGGATGAAAGCTAATCCTAATTATTTACACCTAAAAAAAACAGTACCAAAAGAGAGATTTACTTTATTACAGGGCGGTACTCGTTCCGGTAAATCTTATTCCTGTATTTATTATATCCTGGATTTATGTAGAAAGCATGAGGGTATTGAGATTGATATCGTTAGAGATACTTTTACAGCGTTAAAAGCAACAGCCTGGAAAGATTTTAAAGATGTATTGATGCAGCATAAATTATACAATCCTTTAAACCATAATAAAACAGATAAATTCTATAACCTTAACAATAATGTAATATCTTATTATGGTGCTGATGATCCAGGCAAGATACATGGCCGGAGCAGAGATGTATTATGGGTTAATGAGGCCAATCAATTAGATGAGGAAACTGTTGATCAGTTGTTTCCTCGAACAAGGCATAGGATAATAATGGATTATAATCCAAGTATGCCAACAGAGCATTGGTTGGATAGTTACATTAATGATAATCCTCCAATTATAACTACATACAAGGATAATCCTCATTTAACTAAATCACAGATAAAAGATATTGAGCGTAAAAGGAATAATCCGTATTGGTGGGCTGTTTATGGTACAGGAGAGAGAACTAAACCAACAGGAGTAATATTTAATGATTGGAGTAAAGGCTCTTTTGATGATTCTCTGCCTTTTATCTATGGAATGGATTTTGGTTATGTAAACGATCCGACAACATTAATTAAGATTGCTGTTGATTCCAGGAGGATATACACAAAAGAATTACTCTATAAAACAGAGTTAAGTACAGATAACATTGCTGAGATACTTGCAGGATTAGTTGATAAAAATGATTTGATAGTGGCAGACAATGCAGAGCCGAGATTGATAGCAGAGATACAACAGAAAGGATTTAATATTGTGCCATGTACTAAGGGCAAAGATTCAATTAGGTTAGGGCTTGTTAAGATGATGGATTATGAGATTATTTCAGAGGATGAGGATTATAATATGCACAAAGAATTAAATAATTATGTTTGGAATGATCGTAAAAGTAATACTCCGATTGATGATTATAACCATTGCTTTATAGGAGATACTAAAATATCAACAGATAGAGGGTTTATAAAAATAAAGGATGTTGAGAAAGGTATGAGAACCTTAACATCTAAGGGATGGATGAGTGTTTTAAAGAGATTTAATAACGGAGAGAAACAAGTAAGTAAATACTCGATGCAGTTCGATACTTTTTCTGTATCTTTGTGGGCAACTGATAACCATAAGATAAAAACAGATAAAGGATGGAAAGAAATCCAAGAATTAAAAAAGGGGGACACACTGTACCTGTCCAAATATTTCTTAACAAACAATATTACTTATACGAGGGAGAAAAGTATTATAGCAAAGGGAATAAAAGATTACATAGAGTGGTTTGGGAACACTTTAAAGGAGAAATACCTAAGGGGTATGATGTTCATCATGTCAATAATAACACACATGATAACAACATCGAAAACCTATCGCTCTTACACAACTCCCTACATAGAAGATACACAGGAAAAAAGAGATTCAAGGATAACCCTGAGTGGGCGAAAGAATTTCACAAGAAAGGAATTGAGGCAGCTAAAGAGTGGCATAAATCTAATGAGGGGATTGAATGGCATAGAAAGCAAGGAAAAGATTCCTGGATTAATAGACCTTACAGAACGCTTACTTGTGTGGAGTGTGGATCAGAATATAAAACTCGGCACTCAGGTGTTTCAAAATTTTGCCATCAAAACTGTAAAGCTAAAGCACTTAGAAAAAGGAGAAAGCAAGAAAGAGGAGGTTTATGATTTAATGATTGCCAATCAACACGAATACTTTGCTAATGGAGTGCTTGTACACAACTGTATTGATGCCTTGCGTTATGGATTTGATGAGTTAATGCAGGATAATCAATTTTATTTTGCTTAATTATTTTTAATACTTTTGTAGGATATATCTATTAATATGGGATTACAAAGTTGGGTACAGGGCAAATTAGGACTAACAGCCCAAGATAGGCAATCAATATTCAGACTATTTGGCTCATTCAATGCCAACAAAATAGGGTTATCAGATGAGAAATTCATTACTGAGGGATATGAAAAGAATGTTGATGTTTACTCTGTTATAAAAAAGATTGTTGATACATCTAAGGCTGTTAAATGGATAGTTGAGGAGCGTACATCTGAGGGATGGATGGAGTTAAACGATAGCACTATCCATGAGTTAATGGCTAATCCTAATCCAACAAAAGGCTATACATGGAATGATATTGAGGAGATGCAGTTAGTTTATTTACTTGCATCAGGCAATAGCTACATGATTAGCGAATCATCATTTAATAACAATATGATAGCTGAGGTTGATATATTACCCTCTCCTTTTGTTTCTCCATCATCAAACAATAACTTTTTTATGCCGGATATCAAGTATCTATTTGAGTTAGGCACTAACAAAAGAACGTATCAAAGGGATGAGATTGAGCATATTAAATTCTTTAATCCTGGATATACCTCAGTCGATGATTCATTATTAGGCTTATCAATTATCCAAGTAGCAAGGGAGGCGGTAATGGTAGGTAATTCAAGATGGGATGCTCATGCTAATCTCCTGCAAAATAGAGGAGCAGTTGGAATGATTACAGACAAGAGTAACAGGCCAATGTTACCGGAGGAGGCTGCTCAAGTGCAACAGGCTTGGAATAGAGATATACAAGGCACTCATAACTCAGGTAAAATTAAGGTAACAAATAAGGATTTAAGCTATATCCAAATGGCTATGAGTGCAACAGATTTGCAGTTAGTAGAATCAGATGTAATTACTCTGAGAGCAATGTGTAATGTATTTGGATTAGATAGCAGCCTGTTTAATGATCCTGCTAATAAGACTTTTAACAATAGAAAGGAGGCCGAGAAAGCCTTATACACTAACGCTGTTATTCCTTTATCAGAGAAAATAGCAATGGCTCATACTAATTTCATTGCTCAGAATCATTATCCTAATGGAAATGTAAGGATGAGGCAAGATTTTAGCAATGTTGAGGCACTACAGGCAGATAAAAAAACAGAGGCAGAAAAGGATAAGATAGTTTTAGATGGTGTTAATGTAATAATTGCAATGCCAATAAGCAATGAGGCAAAAGGTATATTACTACATGAAACTTATCCGGAATTATCTGAGGAGTTTATAAATTCTCTAACTAACGAAAATAATAACTAATTTTGTAAATATGTTTCAGACTAAAAATATATCATTAGAAATTAAGGACATTGATACAGCCGGTAGGAGAGTGCAGGTTGCATTATCTAAATTTGGCAATGTTGATAGTGATGGAGATGTGATAACAAGAGGAGCATTTAGCAAATCAATCCAGGAAAGAGGGCATGAATCACAATCTAATAGAAAGATTAAATTCCTTAGATACCATGATTTTGAACATGAGATAGGAGTATGGAAATCTTTAGAGGAATCAGCAGAATATTTGTTAGGAGTTGGAGAGTTAGGCAGATCAACAAAGGGCAATGATGCATTTTTAGACTATCAAGATGGAATAATTACAGAGCATTCCATTGGCTTTATGATGATGCCTGATAAGATTCAAGTACGTGAGGATGGATTAAGAGAGTTAAATGAGGTGTTTTTAATGGAGGGGAGTGCTGTAACATTTGGTGCTAACTCAGAAACTCCTGTTTTTAATGTTAGTGGCAAAGATGCTTACTCTCCTGATATGTTAATCAAACATTTGGATAGCTTAAACAAGAAAATGGAATCCTGTATTACTGCCTTAAAGAATGGCAAGGGTACAGATGACAGATTATTCACTATTGAAAACCAATTAAGAGTAATCCAAAAAGAATATAATTCACTTATAAATTTAGAGCCGCAAAAGGATGATACCTCAGCACTCGGTAATGATAAGCCGAATCAAGTTGAGATCGCTGAGGATAAGCGAAAATCATTTTTTACAAACATCTAAATTTATTAAGATGACAAAATTTCAATCATTCCTTGAGGCAAAAAACATAAGCCAAGAGGATTTTAACGGAAAGACTGCTGAGGAAATGGCAGGATTATACAACGAGTATAATGAAAAGGCTCAATCAGATTTGACTGAGGCCATTAGTGCTAAGGCATCAAAAGAGGATATTCAAGCAATTGAAAAGTCTTTAAAAGATAACCAAGCAGAGCAAATGAAAGCATTAAACTCTACTCTTAAAGAGTATGGAGTTGCTATCAAAAAACTATCTACAGAGGAGAAAGCAGCGAAAGCAGGAGAGGTATCTATCTTTAAATCATTAGAGAACAATAGAGAATCTTTAATTGCTATCAAAGAGGGTAACGCTAAGTCTGTTTCTTTCAAAGCTGCTGCTGATATGCTTATATCTACTAATGTAAGTGGTGGTAATGTTCCTGTTGAGCAGAGAATACCTGGAATGAATGCTATTGCATCTCGTCAGGTTAGATTACTTGATATCGTTTCAAGAGGTACAGCAGAATCTAATGTTATTTCATGGGTATCTCAAGCTAACAAAGATGGTGCTGCAGGAGGTACAGCTGAGGGTGCATTAAAGAATCAAATTGATTTTGATTTAGTTGTAGCATCTGAGACAGTTGTTAAACGTACAGCATTTATCAAGGTATCTGATGAGATGGTTGATGATATTTCTTTTATGACTTCTGAAATCAACAATGAGTTGATGAGAGAGTTATTAAAAGATGTAGAAAACCAAGTATATCAAGGTAACGGGGTTGCTCCAAATATGAATGGTATTAGAACAGTTGCAACAGCGTTTGCAGCAGGATCATTTGCAGGAACAGTTGATAATGCTAACATCGTTGATGTGTTAAGAGTTGCAATGAATCAAGTTAAATTGGCTGACCAAGCAATGCCTAATTATATCTTGATGAATCCATCTGATATTACTACTTTGAAACTTATCAAAGTTGGTTCTACAGATGAGCGTTACATTGACCAATTGCAAATGGTTGCCGGTATGCTTTCTCTTGATGGTGTTCCAATTATCGAATCAACTTTAGTATCTCAGGATGACTATTTAGTTGGTGCGTTTGATTTGGCTACTGTTTATGATAAAGGCTCAATTTCTATTGAGGTTGGATTAGATGGCGATGACTTTACTAAGAACTTACGTACAGTAAGAGCAGAGTGGAGAGGTGCTACAGTTGTTAAAACTAATGATCGTACTGCATTTATAGCAGGAGATTTTACTACTGATAAAGCAGCATTAGAAACTCCATAAGAGTAACTAATAAGCTAAAATAATGAGGGGTATGGTATTAATTTACCATACCTCTTTTTTTTATACCTTTGTATCAAATCATTTAATTATGGCAAAGAAAAAAACTACAAAAAAGGCTTTGAAACAAACTGTTGAAAACAAAGCAGAGAAAGTTATCCAGGAAACCAAGCAAGTACCTTACAATGGATATATTTCTATGGGAGGAGCAAGGATTAAGATGAGTGAGGCTAAGGCTCGGTTATTAGTTAAAGAGGGAAAGGCGAAATTTGACTAATGGCAACAATAACTCAAACATCAGATTTTATTGGAGAGTACAGAGTTAATAATAGCTGCTTTGATGCGTTACAATTATACATCGATAAGTATGAGCCGTATTATTTAGTACGTTTATTAGGTGCTGATTTAAAGGCTTTATTTTATGCGGATTTAACACTTATTACTCCTCAAGTGCCTCAAACATCTCCATACACCGATATATTTAATCCTTTTGAGATTGATACTAATGATTGTTTATATATTTCTGAGGGAATAAAACAGATGTTAGTACAGCTAATTTACTTTCATTACACAAGGGAGCAAGGGCATAAAAATACTCAATCAGGAACAGTAAATGTTAATGCAGAGAACAGCGTTAAGGCTCTCTCATTTAATGATATCAAGGCTTATAATGAGGGGATTAGTAATTATCAGATAATACAATGGTACATATGCGACAATCCTATTGATTCGGCTATCCTGGATGATGATTATAATGGTGTAAATCTATATTTTACAAGTGGTATCTGATGAGAAATGTAACTCTTTTAAACAATGTAGCTGCTGATGTTCAGCAAATAAGTGCTGAGGTTAATATGGATCAGCGTACAGAGTGGAAAGTTTATATTAATACTACAGGATTAAATGGTCGGCCTCAGTTGTATATTGAGGATAATACCTCTCCGAGTAAATGTGAAACTCCAACAGGTAATTGGAATCCGATTTGTAATACTTGCAATGATGTTGATTATTTTACTTTAGATGATACAGTAATAACCATTGAGAAAAAAGATTTTAAGGCTAATTGGTTTAGGATTAGAGTTGAGCCGGTAGATAATACAGCAGGAACAATTAATGTTACACTATCTTATAAAACCTTTCCATAATGACTTGTTATAATTTAGATATAGGCTGTGCTACAATTAACGTAACATCTGAGGATATTAGAGTTAAGGTGTCCGGTAATGATTTATCTAATGGCTATTTGTCAGAGAAAGTTGTAGCAGGAACTAATATAACTGTTACAGAGTTGAATGATGGAGGGGTTGAAACCTTAGAGATATCAGCAAGTGGTGGCGGTGGTGGAGGTGTTTTTACTCCTACTATTAACTCAGTAACAATGAAAGAGGTTGCTCAGGAATCTGATTTTGGTACTGCTGTTGGTGGTGTTATTACTTTGGATGCCAATACAACTTACTTTGTCAGAGGTATAGTAAATTGCACTAACAGGCTTTTGATATTAAATGATGGAACAGCAATTAAGGGATGGAATAGGGATGAGGATGGTTTGAGTTATACAGGAGCAACAGGAGCAGGAGATTTTATAACTGTTACGGATGTTAATTTTGAGTTAATGGGGTTAAAACTTTCCTCAACAAATCCAACAGGAGGAGATGTTGTATTAAGGGCAACAAATTTTAATTATGGAACTTATAATGATGGCAGGAATAAAGTTTTATCTGTTATTAATTGCCAATTTAGAAACTGTTATGATGTTCATTATATTGAGGGCTTTGATTTAGTTGATCTGCAAAATAATTTACTATGGTATATTACCTCATCGACAATAGGATGCCAATTTAAAAATGTATCTAAATTACAAATATCATCATGCGAGTATGTGAGATGGTTTGAGGAGGCAACATTACCTACTCCATCAGGATATGCAATTACTCCAATGATTGAATTACTTGCTAATGCTCCTGGAAATGGATTTGGTGCGATAAATATCAATGGAGCAATAGTGCATCCTCAGCAAACTCAAAATGGCATAGACATTAATACTGCATCTACTACGGGTTTCGGCACAATTTCATCAAGTGCGTTTATAAATATAGGACTTACAACGGGGTTTGTATTTAATCCGGTGGCCTTTGGATTGCCTGATTACTCTCAGGCAGCTACAGTTAAATTTGATGTATTTGCTAATCAAGGAATTTTAAACTCTACAAGTGGAGTAGTGATGACAGTAAGCGGAAACACAACAGACACAGCATTAAGTACGGGTGTTCCATCCGTTATAAATACGGGAACTTTAG